CAATCAATACTGTGCTTTTGGTTTTCGAGAAACATTACGGATAGGAGTGTAATCATGGACGATTGGAAAGAGTGGCTGAAAGATACTATCGGGGTGGTGAGCCTGTTTCTAACCTTCTACCTTTTATTTTTCTTTGCGGGGGTTTTGTAATGGGAAAGGTCAAAGACATATTCCAAGACCAGCGCGAGAGGGCTTCCAAGGTATGCCCGGAGTGCGATGGTGATGGCAAGGTGATCGAGATCACATACCGAGTCCAGAGCTTTAGCCGTGACATCGGTGAGCCATACGAAGACCCAGTTGAATGCGAAACGTGCCAGGGAGAGGGCGCAATATTTGAGGAGGAAGACGATGAAGATTTATGAGGTAAACATAAAAAAGATGCACCACCGCGGGGCTGGGGACACAGAGACCGCGGCAGCGCATCAGGTGGCCGCAAAGGTTACAGGCAGGCGGTTGGACACCCTGCGAGCGCTTTCGACCCTGGGAGGAGGGTCAGGGGAGCAGATAAGCGCCTCTCTGCGGCTACCTATCACTAGCATAAGACCACGACTAACGGAACTGCAAGAGATGGAACTAATCGAAGACACCGGGCGGCGTCACAAAAACCAGTACGGAAACGGCGAGATCATTTGGACCGTCACAAAACAAGGGGAACAATATGTATATTAAATTTGAAGAGATCCGCGACATGGCCGATCACATCAGACTATTGACCGGAGACGATCAGGACACCTTTCTCGACACGCTGGACGGTGAGACCGATGCAATGGACATTCTGGGCAAGCTTATCCAAGAGCGCACCGAGTGTTCTGCCAATGAGGCAACTGTTAAAGATCTTGCGGCGACCTACACCGCCAGAGCAAAGCGCCTCTCAGCCAAACAGGAAGCGCTTTCGATCACGATAGGACACTTGCTGGATGCAATGGGCCAGACTAAGATCCAACACGCTCTAGGAACAGTTAGCCGGACTAAACCCCGGAAAAAAGTTGTGGTAGTAGATCCGCACGACATTCCCAGCCAGCTAACAACAGTAACAGTCAAGCCAGACATGGCAGCAATTAGAAAGCAAATGGATGCAGGGGAGCTTGTGCCAGGTTGCGAATATCAAATGGGCAGCGCGTCTGTCACAGTGAGGATCAAATAATGAGTGAACTACAAAAAGCAATGGCCGAGGTGAACGATCTTAATCGCACCCACGGCGTCACGCAGCGCGGCGGCAAGAAATACACCGAGGTGTTTGTGCGCGTTGAAGCCTTCCGCAAAGCATTCGGAACAGATCACGGGATCAACACCGAGATCCTAACAGACGATGGCAAACGGGTTGTGGTCAAAGCATCGATCACCAACAGCGCCGGGATGGTTGTTGGCTCAGGCATGGCTGAAGAAATCAGGGGCCAGGGTAACGTCAACAAGACAAGCGCCCTGGAGAACGCAGAGACCAGCGCCATAGGCCGCGCTCTGGCATCCATTGGCCTGCATGGTGGGACATATGCCAGCCTCAATGAGATCGATGCTGTGCCGCGCAAGGCAGCAGCGCAAAGTCAGCAGGCTCAATCTACGCAGCCGCCACCAGCGCCACCCGCCGGGGATCTGCTCACACTTAAAAACCATATCGGGCAAGAGAAAGGATCGGGAGACGCGCAAGAGTTTACCGCCAATCTCATCAAGCTAATTGCAGCCTATACCAAACTGGAAGCCACCAAAGAGGGGACCGTTATCCCGCCACGGGAGCGCATGACGTTGCTGCGTGAGCTGATCGAGCAAAACCAACAATCAATCGACACGCTTTCCGATGGGTTCAAAGAAGAGATCGACAAACGATACAAGAATTGCCTCAAGGTATTGGGCGCACAGTTAGGAAAAGAATGATGGAGACCTGGAAACAAATGAAGGCGCGTCAAAAACGGGAGCTGATTGGCGTGGTTGAGGATCTGGCTGGACAAGTGACGCAAGTAAAAGCAGCAGAAAGCCTAGAGATGTCGCAGGCTTTACTCAGCGCGTTCTGCCGCAAGCACAGTATCACATGGGAGACAGACGGAAGGAAAAAGAAATGACCGGTAAAGATATAATCAAGTGCATCAAGGCAGCAGAAATGAAGCTGACAAAGAAAGAAGCATCTGCTCTTATGTCGATACCGTATAAAACCGTTGTTGATATCGCAAAAAAATACGGAATAAAATTTATCGATGGAAGGCAGAAAAGCGATGAACCAAGAAGGCAAGCAGGCATTGGCCCGAAGTCAACGTCAACTATCAATCATGATCGAGACTGCAAAAAAACAGAACCGGCACAACCTCAAGCAGCAGCTCGAGAGCCTGTTCGCATTAGGCGAGATACTTCAAAGGGCCATTACAAAAGAAAGCTAAAGAATAGGTTTCGGGACATACTTCAGAGCGATCTGGATTACGCCGTCAAGCATGAGTTAATCTACGCAGCCAAATGGCAGGATCATCAGCGCAGCATAAAGAAAAAAACTAAGGTAGGTGGAACGCTATGAGCGAAGAGGAAATGGAAAAGAAAATTGAGATTGCAGGCGCGGTCGGCGCGTTTGCAGGCTTTGCCAGTGGCATTGCCGTAATGGCCCTGGTCGCAATTATATTTTGAAGTCGTGTGGGTGGCCGTTGAAAGGAATGCTGGCACATTTGGTAGCAACGTCATCCTAGGCTAAACAACCACCGTAGCACTACTTACGGCAAGTCGATTTTATCTTGTGATGATAGCCACCCACTCGATATTTCTATACAGGTTTTGTAGCCATCTCAAGAGCTGTTTCAAGAGTTTCTTTATTTCTTCGCGTCCATCCTTTTCCGAAAGTCTCAAAGGTTTTTAGCCCTTCATAAAACTTCTGCCGAGTATGATACACAGACTCAATGATCCTGTCTGGATCTAAGTCAGCAACAGCCTGCAATGTCATAGGCCCGATTGCCCCGTCCTGCTTCGCTCCAACGGCACGTTGAATAGCCTTAGCTGGCCGACCGCTGCCGGAGTTTACAGCCCAATCAAATGCGCACCAATCAACACCGCTTGGGAGATCATCACCGCGAACCTTATCCCAATAGTTTTTCTTGTAGATCGGAGCTACGTCATCAGGTGTCAGGTCTCGCATCTCTTGCTCAGTGCTTTCCCGGCCAATCCACTTGTCATAGACAGCCTTGGTCACACCAAGGTTAGTCATTCCACCCGGATCTTTTGGATGATTTACAAAGCCGCCTTCGTGCTTCAATAGCATTCTCAAGCAGTGTCCAAAGTTCTCTTTCATTTCTTCAATCCTTTTACTGTACGGATTCCAAACGATGCAGCAATCGAAGCATACATTGCCCATGAAAACCAGCTTGGTGCAGCCTCTAAGTTCTTAAAGCCCTGCTCCATGTACGGCTGTAACCCAGGGATAAAGCTCCCCATTACGATTGCAATGAAGCATAGCGTCCAGGCTTCATCCTTCCAACTGTCACGACTAGCCTCAATAGCAGCCTGCTCCCAGGATATCTCCCCGGTTGCGATCTTCATTTTCGTTTCGGCTTCCGCTTTCTTCACCGCAGTCTTGCCATCGATGTAGCTGGTAGCAAGACCGCCAAGCGATCCTATGATCTGACCTATCATTTCTTTGCCTCCATCGCATTGAACCCGAAGTAAGCAGCAACCACACCCGAAGCAGCAACCACATACACTGTAGCTATGTCAGCAATTAGATCCGCAGCAGTGTCTAGGCCCAACGCAGAGGCCGCTACAATGGCAAAAGGGTATAACAACATACCAGCAGCGCAGGCAACAGTTAAACGGCGCTGTGTGTCGCGCTTAGAATCGGCATCATTAAGCTCTCGCCAGCGATCCTCTAGGGCAAGCTTCTGCCATTCAACCTCATCGATCTTACCGTCTTTGTTTACGTCTGCTTTCTCAAAGGAAGTCATGTCTATCTCCTATCGGATTGGGTTCTTAACTAAGTCATCAAACGCTGACCAAAGATCCTCGATCTCGATCTCATAGGTGTCGAGCTTGTCGCCAATGCCATCCGTCACGGTCGTTGACTTCTCAACCATTGACCGCAAGTCCATAAGACTGCGTTGTTGCTCAAGAATGTTAGTCATTTGTGTACTGATCTGCGTGAGCTGTGTGTTTAAGCCAGCCACATTGTTCTGATCTAACGTCTGCTCTATTGCTTGTATGCGTGAGGTCGCATCAAGAACTTCAATTACAGATTCCTCTAGCCCATTGAACCTAGAAATCGCATCATAGCCATAGTAAATACCACCACTAAGACTAGATAGCAAAGGCACAGCAGCAGCAATATACCAACCTCGAAGCGTAAACCCGCCAGCTTTGATTTCAACATCTTCCATCTACGGATTACCATACAAACTCTGAGCATGATCGTATAACTCATCTGCTGTTTTGCTGTTAGATGCAGTGTATTGAGTCCAGCCCGTACCCTCACCCTGCCCACCCCAAGTAATAATATATTCATTGGTGTCGAAAACAAAATCAACAGAGGTGTATTCGCCAATCACGATGTTGTTGTCAGCCACATATGTGTCGATGCTACTAGTTAAGGCTGTGTTCTGACTTGCTGCAAAGAAAGCACCAGAGATTTGAGCCATTCCGCTGACTGCACTCAACGCCTGATTATAATTATCAACGTGGTCTTGGGTAATCGTGGTGTTTGCTAGAACTTCTTGCAGAGCCAAGCCCTCTGGTCTCGTGTCAGCAGTAGCCGCCATCTCAGAGACCACAGATACAGTCATCAGTGCAGCACTAGCTTCAGCCAACTCATCAACGCTCATGCCTAGCTCAAGCATTGCAGATGCATACTCAGCATCAAACAACTCAGTCGCAGTCGTAGCTTCTGAAAAGTCCATAGCCAGCACCAGATCAACCGAGGCTTGATAGTTAGCCAGCATTTCATTGGTTACGATCGCCTGATCTAAACTATTGTTAGCAATGATCTGGCCTGCGCCAGCCATATCAGTTGCCGCGTAGGCCATCAGTGCTGCCAGCTCCACCTGTTGCTGGATTATTGTTGCTGCGTCTTGAAGGTCGCCCACTTCCGTTGTCTGTTGACTTAGTACGCCTGAAGCGCTCAGACAAAGTAGGCTTGTTGTTGTTAGCATTTTCAACATCGGGTAACTCCTTCAAGTCCATGCGTAGAAACTTATCCCAGAAAACTTTATCTGACAAATACCCATTTACATAGGTCACTGGGTCAGACCTCATAGCCTGATAAGCATCACGCCCTGTTAATATTCTAGCCTCAGACACACTGTATATTGGGCAAGGCGTTGAAGACATTGCCATTGCCTTGAATACATGAGGCGCTGCACACATGACAGACAACCCAGAAATCTGAAGACCTAAACCATGTGGTTGCGGCTGTCCCATTAACCTAGCATCCTTGCGCCTGTTGCACTCAGGGTCTTGTTCCATGTTGCCTTGCGCAATACCAAACAAACTAACCTGTATCCCGCTAGTCTTTGGCATAAGGCAGGAGTCCGTGCCACCACCACCCATGACAGTGGGCGCAGCGGCAGTTGGTGGGGGCTGTGAACCCGGTGAGCTACCCGGTCCATTGTAAGTATTCTGGTAAGTTTCGTTAGTGTTCTGGCTTTCGACAATGCTATCGTTGTTGCCAGTGTTGCTATTGAAGTCACCTTCCACGCTCCCATCTTGGGCATAGCATGGAGACACGAGCAAGATCAGGGATATGGCAACGCATCTGGTTCGCATTCCACCTCCAAAACATTTCTGAGGTCAGTGTTATCACACATAACGCGAAGCCCAGCGTCAGGAAAGCCCATTGCAGCCAAGGTCTCTGCGTTCTTCCTTGCTTCACAGCTTGCCTCGCTCATGCAAACAGACGGCAGCGAGATAGGAGTAGGCATTCTTATTTCTGCGCAGCCAGCTAGGGCAATGAGGATTACAAGCCATCTCATCCCATCTTCGTCAGGACTGCGAGTAAAAGCGCAATGATTGAGCCTGTAGTTGCAAGCATAATGCTTTCCATTCGTTTGACGCGACCAAACAAATCTTTGAATTGGATTTTCATCTCAGTTTGAATTGCAATTACTTGCTTCTCCATGTTGTCGATCCGTTCATGCGCTGATGCTACTGTTCTTTTATCCATCTTCTTCTTCCGGTTGTTCTAAAGAGTCAGCCAGCATCTTTACAAAAGCGCTGCGCCCTACGTTAAGCTGATCCAAATTAAACTGTGCGCTGCCTAGCTTCCGATCCAGATCATTGATGTGGTTCAGCATAGTCTTCTGTGCGTCAGTGAAGTCTTCGATGTTGTATTCGATGTCGTTGACAGTGATGAGGTTCTTTTCGTTTTTACTCATAACGGTCTCCTTTCAGGTTAAGTTTAAGAATTAGCCGCGATTGCAGAATTGGCAGCGGTCATGTCTTCTGTAGTCCAGAAGTCTTTTGCCACCATGAGTGTCAGATGCTCTACGTTGCGTGACACAGTGTCAGCCCAGTCAGCATCGTCCATGCCCTCTGGCTGTCCAGCGTTTAGCAAGTCAACAGAGTGACCCATTGCTGTGTAGTGTTGTGCGATTTCTTCCGCAGTTGGTGTATCAGTCATGTCTTTCTCCTTTTCT